CACGGCGTCGACATCGGCAATGTGCTGCGGCAGGTCTCCCGGATGACCTACTACGACCCGGCTCAACTGGTGGATGGCATAGGCAACCCTGTGCCGCTGCATCGACTGCCTGAGGAGATCCGTGCCGCAATACAGGGCGTGGAGATCCAGGAGCGATTCGACAAGGACGAGGGCAAAACGGTCACGTACAAATACAAACTGTGCGACCGCAACTCGTCTGTCGACAAATTGATGCGCTACATGGGCCTTTTCGAGCGGGACAACAAACAGAACGCCAACGCATTCAGCGAGATGCTGGCGCAGATATACCGCGAGGGCTCGAGGCTGCCGCTGCACCGGGCAGAAATCATCGAGGCCGTGGTTGAGCCGGCTGAAGAGGTTTTCGAGCCGATCTCTGTGACCGACAGTCCTGCAGAAGCCGAGTTGATCCGGTTTCAGAACCCGTACAAATGAGCGCACTCATCATCGAGGACTGGTCGAGCCCCATCTGGCGGATCGAGAACCTGTATTGGATCGTCACAGACTCCGGCGAGGAAGTAAAGTTTCGTCTCCGCGAGGAGCAGCGGGAATACCTTCAGGCCCTACATTCGCGCAACGTCATCCTCAAGAGCCGGCAGCTCGGCTTCTCGACGCTCATTAGTGTTCTGCAGCTGGACCAGTGCGTCTGGAACGCGAACTTCAAGGCCGCGACGATTTGCGACACCTTGAAAAAGGCCGGCGACATGTTCCGCGACAAGGTGCTTTTCCCATGGGACCGCCTGCCCGCGCCGATTCGCGATGCTGTAGGGGTAAAGAACCAGACCCTCAACGAGATTGTGTTCGGCAATGGCAGCACGCTGAGCGTTACGACGTCTGCCCGGTCCGGCACTCTGCAAAGCCTGCATGTCAGCGAGTACGGCAAAATCTGTGCGAAAGAGCCGGAGAAGGCCAAAGAGGTCAAGTCGGGGTCTATACCGGCGGTCGTTCAGGATGGCGGCGTCATCCATATTGAGTCGACGGCCGAGGGGCAGGAAGGCGATTTCTACGACATGACGGTCAAGGCCCGCCAGCGGCAGGATCAGGGCAAGCGGCTGACGGTTCTGGACTTCAAGTTGCATTTCTTCCCGTGGTACCGCAAGCCGGCAAACACGCTGCCGCCCGATGGCGTTGTCATCCCGAAGGAGATGCTCGAGTATTTCGCGGTGCTGAAGTCCAAGCACGGCCTGCAGTTCTCGCCCGCTCAGATGGCCTGGTACGTCAAGACCGCCGAAGGTCTCGGCAACCTGATGAAGCGTGAGCACCCGACGCTGATCGATGAGGCGTTCGAGGCGTCGGTCGAGGGCAGCATCTACCAGAACGAGATGACGATCATCCGAAAGAGAGGCGGGATCGGCGCTCACAAGTGGGATCCGCGATTCCCGGTCAATACGTTCTGGGATTTCGGCGTCAATCCGTCATCGGGCACAACCGCCGTTTGGTGGCATCAGCGTATCAACGGCATGAACCGGTTCATCGAGTGCATGGACGAGCCGAATCGCGGGCTGTCGTACTGGGTGAACCAACTCCGTGAGCGCCCGTACGCGTATCAAATGCACTACATGCCGCACGACGTCAAGACGCGCATGCAGGGCGTGCAGGTCGTCTCAAGGCTTGGGCTATTCAACAACCTCGGGATCTACAACATCACGTCCGTCAATCGCATTGATGAGCTGTCGAAGGGCATTGAGATGCTGCGGTCGTTCCTGCTGACGTCTGAGTTCGATGAGGCAGGTTGCGAGCAAGGCATCAAGGCGCTTGATTCGTACCGTCGTGCGTGGGACGAGAAAGCCGGCAAATGGTCTGAATCGCCTCTGCACAACTGGGCGTCGAACCTCGTAGATGCCGCGAGGCAGGCGGCGCAAGGCTACACGCCGGACGCCGAGAACTGGACCCATCAATCCATCGGGCAGATTCCTGCCCTCGAGATACTGGATGCCGAAGTTGGATACTGAAGTCGTCATCATGCTGGAGCGGTCGCTGGAGGAGCAGGAGGCTGCCGAGAACGAGCGCCTTGCTCAGGTCGAGGCATTCGGGCAGATGCTGCTGCTCAAACTGCACGACGCCATTCGTGCGCGTGCAGAATCCGGCATCGAGCGCCGCTGGTCGCAGGATCTCGATCTCTATCACGGGATGGACGGCACTCGGGCGTCGAAGGACGGCGACATATTCGAGGCGGTGAACGAGGCTCGAGGCGGCAAGCAGAAGCGCCGCTCGAGGGTGTTCGTACAGGTGACGAGGCAGAAGACGAATGCTGCCTCTGCTCGTCTGTCGGACATGCTTTTCCCAACGAACGATCGGAACTGGGAGATCGCGCCGACCCCGGTGCCGAAACTGACGAACGCACTGAAGGATCATGGGAACGTCGCTGTGCGCGATCCGCAGCCCGGTCCGACTCAGGGTCAGGTTCTGCCGCATCCGACCGAGGACAGGCCGCTGAATGCGTCTGACGTGATCTCTGCGACGCTGCAGGAGGCCCGCCGCAAGGCGAATGCCATGCAGTCGGAGATCGATGATCAGTTGACCGAGTGCAATTTCAACCGGGAAGGCCGCAAGGCAATCCGTGACGCGGCGAAGATGGGCGTGGGGATCCTGAAAGGCCCGATCGTCGTCAACAAGGTCTGCAAGCGATGGAAGCCGCAGCGGACATCGGACGGCAAGCAAGTCCATCAGCTGGCGATGGTCGAGGAGATCAAGCCGATCAGCGAGCGCGTGGATCCGTGGAATTTCTACCCTGCTCGAGGGTGTGGCGAGGACATCTCGAAGGCCGGCTACATCTGGGAGCGCGAACTCGTCTCGAGGTCGGACCTCAAAGACCTGGCGCTGGCCCCATCCTACAGCCGTGACGCGATCCTGCAGTGCCTCAGGGACGGCCCGAAGCACATCAGCGAGGCGATCAACAGCGAACGCGAGCGGTACGGCACGGGGTATGTGGATCTGACCGGGATCGACAAGGCGAACTTCGAACTGTGGACTTACGTCGGCGAGGTACTGATCGAAGACCTCGCCGCGTTCGGCGCGGACCTGAACGACGACGACCTCGAGCTGAAGAAGCTGTCTGCCATCGTGGTGATGTGCAATCAGAAGGTGATCAAGGCGGTGATCAACCCAATGGACACCGGGGATCACCCGTACGACGTGTTTTCGTGGGAATCGATGGACGGCTCATGGGCTGGCGTTGGGATCCCGTACCTGATGCGCTATGGTCAGGTGACGCTCAACGCGGCATGGCGGCAGATGCAGGACAACGCCGGGGTGACGCACGGCCCGCAGATCGTCATGAACCGGGCGCTTGTCGGGCCGGCGGATGGCAACTGGGAAATCCACGGCATGAAGCTGTGGGAAACGAAGAGTCAGGTCGGCGACGTCCGGACCGCGTTCCAGGTATTCCAGATCGACGACCGGCAGCAGAGCCTGCAGCGAATCATCGAGCTCGCGCTGAAATTCATCGACGAGGAAACCGCGCTGCCGATGATTGCGCAGGGTGAGCGTGGATCTGCGCCGGACAAGGTTGGAGTCGTGACGCTGCTGATGAACTCAGCGAACACGGTGCTCAAGCAGATCGCGAGGAATTGGGACGATTACATAACCAATCCGCACATTACTCGCTACTACGACTGGAACATGCAGTTCAGCGAGAAGGAAGAGATCAAGGGCGACTACTCGGTGAAGGCCCGAGGGTCGACGGCATTGGTCGTTCGTGACCAGCAGAAACAGGACGTGATGATGCTGGCGAACATGGCCGGCAGTCCGACGTTCGGCAAGTTCATCAACCCACAGAGGCTTGCGAAGTACGCCATTGAGGCGAGTTCCATTGCCGACGTGATGAACACGACTGACGAGATTGCGCAGATCGAGAAGCAGATGGCTGAGGCTGGGCCGCAGGAAGCGCCGCAGATTGCTGTTGCGAAGATCCGGGCTGAAGCGGACTTGAACCGCGAGAAGATCACGGCGCAGAGTGAGGCGGCGAACATCCAGTTGAAAGCACAGTCCATGGCTGCAGACGATCAGCGAGACATGATGGAGATGAACCTCAAGCGTGATCTGATGGTGCTCGAGTACGCGCTGAAGAAGGAACTCTCGCTGCAGGACGTCAAGGCCGAATTGGCGATGATGGCGATGAGTCATCAGGCCGACAGGAAGGCGCAGGATGACGCGGCAATGCAGGACATCGTGAAGCAGAACAACGAGCGGATGGCGGCGCTTACGCAATGAACGAGCCGAACTGGGCAAGGGTCGAGGCGGTCTTGAGGGTCGCGATCGATCTGGGGAAAGAACAACTGGAATCGCGAGGGATGGATCAACGCGACGCCGATTTCACGCGCGGGATGTTAGCCGCGTATCGAGAGATTTTGCTGCTGCCGGAAACGACCGCAGCTTCACGGGGTGACTTCGAAGACGCCACCCCATACGCTCTGAGGTAATGATGCAGACTGAAGAAGAGATGTTTGATGAAGCGGCTGATGAAACTGATACTGGAGCGCTGGAAGTTCGGCCGCCGGAGGATGATGATCGGCCTAAGCCTGCAGCCAAAGCTGATGAGCCTACGAGTAAGCAAGAGCCCAAGGACGAAGAAGAGTTCGATCCGCGCGCGCTTGCGAAAGCCGTTGCGATGCTTGACGCCAATATCAAGTCAAAGTTTCGCGACATAGATGGAAAGTTCGGCGGGTTGAGCCAGCAGTTCACGACCTTCAAGACGGAAGTAGCAGCCGCCAGGACTCCAGTCCAGACCGCTGATGAAGCTCCGTCGAAGGGTCAGATCGCGGCCGCCTCCGCAAACTCGGCCAAGTGGAACCAACTCAAGGACGACTTCCCGGAATGGGCGGACGCGATTGAGGAAAGGCTTTCCAGCTTGATGCCGAAACAGGAGGCCAAACCTGCAAAGGCAGAGACTCCTGCAGTTGAGCAGAAGCCCGTATCGGATCCTCGCGTCGACGACATGTCGCTGCAATTGGAGACGATGCGTACCAAGGAAGCTCATCCCGATCTGAAAGAGATTGTTGATTCAGATGGGTGGAAGGTTTTCATGGCGGGCTTACCTGCGCAACTACAAATGCTTGCGTCCAGCCGAAAGGCGGAAGATGCGATTTTCCTCCTCGACCACTACAAGTCGTCCACGACCCAAAAGTCGTCTACGCAGTTAGCCGCCGAGAGACAAGGGAAACTACGCAATGCCGTCAATCCGGTTCGCGGTCAAGCAACACCCCGACGATCGGTCGTCTCTCTTGACGACATGAGCGAAGAACAACTCTTTGACTACTACGCCGCGCAAGAGACGGCTAAGGGTCGATAGGAAACATCATGGCTGATATGCAAGCGTATAGCACCGTCCCACAGCGCGTTCTCGTGCGTGCGGCGGTCAAAATGCTGAAGGAAGTCGACAACATCGAAGTCCTCGGCAAGTTCGGTTCCACTGAGCCGCAACCCCTGAACTCGACTGATACCGTCGTGTGGCGTCGTCTGAACCCGTGGAATATGGGTGCGAACGGTGCGCCGTCGATTGACGTCAACAGTTTCGCGCTGCAAGAAGGCGTGAACCCCGAGGCGAACAGCATCAGCTACACCGACGTGTCGGCGACGCTGCAGCACTACGGCCTGCTCTTCAAGTTCTCGAGCAAGGTCAAGCTGATGTACGCCGACGATGTGTCGGGTGACATGACGCGACTGACTGCCCGCACGCTGGCTGAAGTCGCTGAGTTGATCCGTTACGGCGTCTTGAAGGGTGGCACTGTTGTCGACTACGCGAACGGTTCGACCCGTGTCGGCCTGAATACCGCGATCAATCTCAATCAGCTTCGCCGGATTGCGCGGACGCTGGAAGATGCTCGTGCTTCGCGTGTGACCTCGATGCTGGCTCCGGGTGCTCGCTACGATACGAAGGCGATCGAGCCGGGCTATCTGGTGTTTCATCACACAGACATGAACGCTGACATCCGTGACCTGCCCGACTTCACCCGTGTGGAGAAGTACGGTACGTCGAGCCGCGTGCACATGCGCGAGATCGGCGCGGTTGAGGAGTTCCGCTTCATCAGTTCGCCGCTGTTCAAGCCGTTCCTTGCGGCTGGCGCTGCTGTCGGATCCACCGGGATGAAGGCCGCCAACGCGACCAACATCGACGTGTATCCGTTCATCGTGATGGCCGAGGATGCATTTGGTCATGTCGCGCTGAAGGGCAACAGCGCGATCAAGCCGGTGGTGCATGAGGCGACGCCTTCCAAGGCCGACCCGCTTGGCCAATTTGGTTATGTCGGTGCCAACTTCTACACGCAGACCGTCCGTCTCAATGAGAACTGGATGGCGCGCGGTGAGTCGGCTGTTCGCAGTCTCGCGTAAGGAGCACTCCCATGGCAGTGAAGCTTCAACAGCGGATTAACGCCATGGGCATTGGTGGGATGAGCAAGAACGAACTTCGGGTCGCTCTTGCTTCTCTCCTCGATGCTCTGCAGGCGGTTGCCGCGAAATTGGACGCCGATGCCGGCGTGACTGACACGAACTATGCGGCAGTTGTTGCCGCGTTGATTGAGGATTGATCATGAGCACTACCGTTAGCAACGCACTTGCGGGTGGAAACATCTGCTTCGGAAAGGCCGGCATGGCTGCTGGCACGACCACCACCACGACCGTCACCACGGCGACCAACTATTCGATCCGGGGCCAGATGTATACGCTGGCCGCTGGCTCGAACGGTGCGACGCCGACGACTGACGCCGTGACCGGTGCAGCCTTCCTTCCATTGACTGCCGGCAAGTCCTGCATCTTCGTGTACTGCGCCGATACGGACGGTGCGCTGAAGATCGTTCAGGGACCGCTGGTCAATGGCGCTGACGTGACCGGGAAACTGGCTGCGGTTCACTTCCCGGTTGTGCCGGTGAGTCTGACTGCGGTGGGCTACCTGTATGCGCAGGCCGGCTCGACTCTGGTGTCGACGTGGACTCTGGGCGTGAACAACATGTCGAGCGTGACTGGCATGACGTACACGATCCGCGATCTGGCCACTGTCCCGGCGCAGCCGATCACGGCATAAGAACTCCTTGGCTGGTCTTTGCTCCCGGCTACGGCCGGGGGCCTTTTAGAGAGAAAGATGATGGCAAGAATGGACGCAGGGAACATGGAACTGCCAAAGGACGAGCCGCTCGATCTGAGCGAAGTTCACGGCGGAAAGATTGAAGTCGAGGCGATCAACATTGCGAACAAGGATGCGTTCGAACTCGAGAAATTCATGAACGAGCCGGTGTCGATCCTGGTTCATGAGTCGACTGACGAGAATACCGTGATGGCGATTCCGCTCGGTGTCTCTGGGACGATTCAATGGGTCGTGCGCGGCGTTGAGATGACGGTCAAGCGCAAGTACGTTGAGGTGCTCGCACGAGCGCGGACTACCGCTTACAAGCAGGGTCAGGCGAAGTTCGACATCACCGACTCGAGACCGGAGCCGAAGACTGCGATGAGCTACCCGTTCAGCGTTGTGAAAGACAACGCGAAGGGCGCATCGTGGCTGCGCGAAATCATCAACCAGCGAGCCTGAAATGGTCGGAACCGCAACCAGTCGCGGGCTGACGCTCGAGGCGTACAAGACAGCCGCGCTCGGGCAGACCGAGGGCACTCAGGGCGGCTACTACCTCGGGCTGATCAGTGCCGCGATTGGTTCCGGCGCTTACTTCCGGATCTACGTCGGGGGTGTGCTGAAGTACGAGGACACGATCATCGGTTCGCTGACGGTGACGTCGAACTACATCGAACTGCCGACGGCGTTCAATGAGCCGGCGGAGACGTGGCTGGCCGCGACGATCACGGGAACTTGCACGGTTGAGATCGTGAAGGCATCAGACAGTGGAGTTGCGCTGGTGATTCCGATTGCCTTGCCGGCGGATGATCCGTCTGGTGATAAGTGGCACCTGTCTGGGAATCTGCAGGCCGGGGTTGCGGTGAAGACGAGCGCGCTGCGGATCCTTGCTCCTCCGACGCTTGACGTGACGACAGGCACGGTTGCGCCGCCGCCAACGTCTGGCATCGCGATGACGCTGCTGACGACGGCGAGTACGCCGGTTGTGGTTTCGGCTACCCTGTTCGGCGGGCAGTTCCTTGTCCATCCGGCTCCGAGGCCGGGGGATTCGACATGGGCGCAGATGGGCGGCACGGCTGGCACTGAGAGTGCTGTCCCGCCATTCCAGATCAAGTCGATTGGATCATTGCAGCGGATTGGTTGTACATGGGCGGCAATTGTGCGCGAGGGCTGGACTTGGTACGACTCATGGAAAGTTTGGGGTGATTCGTTCGGTGCGATCAGGAACTACACGCTGTTTCAGACGCCGAATGAGTTAGCGCAGAGCGGATATTCGGCAAACAACTCGTATTGGCCGGCGTTCAATCCCGGTGGTGACAAGGGGAATGTACCCCCTGTGGCTGGATCTGCTCAGGCGCACGCAACGGCTGTGTTCAATCACGACTCGACTCTGAGCACGTTTGAATCGTGGAACGAGTACGAGGTATTTCCGACAGGGTATTGGCAAGGGTCTCCTGAGCAGATGGCAGTCGTCATGCGCGAGGTGAATAACGCCCGTATTGCGACGGGGCACTCGGCAAAGATCCTCTGGCCTGGAATGGTGAACTGGGACACTGCGAGTGCCGAGACGCCGTTCGCAAACTGGATTACCTTGGCCAACGCCAGCGATGGTTTCGGAGGGGTCGCGAAGGATCACATTCAGGGGATTGGGCATCACATCTATCCGAATGGCGGATCGACCGCTTTATCGATGGCGATCTATTTTGCCCGCGTTCAGGCGTCGATGACTGCAATGGGCAAGGGCACGCTGCCGAAATACCTCACTGAGGCGGGGATGTTGCCGGACAACCAGGCGATTGATCTGCCGTCCGTCGTCAGGGTTTATGGGCAGCTTTATGCGCTTGGGGCCATCAACGGGTACGTGGCATGCAACTTATGGTCGATGGACCGTGGGGTGACGAGTGGCAACTGGGGTTTGTATGTTCCATGGTTGAACTCTTCGATTGTCGCTAGGCACAATGCTCTTGTCACAGGATTGAGCGGCAAGACGATCCGCTGGGCATACGTGATGACGAACAACACGATCCAGATCGGGACGAATGACGGGGCGGTGCTGATCGTATGACAAGCGTTGTCGGTTCCATCAGGAAGACGCCAACCCTCTCGGGGACGACCTGGCCGATCGCGTACGACACCGTCCCTGCTGGGCATACGGTCGTGCTGTTTGTGGCGACGAACAGGAAGGCGTATCCGATTGCATTTCCGGTAGAGTGGACGCTGAAGGCGAACGTCGGGCATTCCATTGCGCCGCATGCGATGGCGATCTACTACCAGACGTTCCCGAGTGGAGCTGTAGCAGGGTCTGCCGTTGGCACGTTCTCGAGCGCGAACCTTGGGCATGGCTTCTCGGTCATCCTGAGCGACGCGCAGTTCGATGTGGTGTCAGCGAGCGCGACTGAGGTCACCGCCGGCGGTGTTGCAGACTCTACGGTGGCCGCGATTACCGGCGCTGCGGCGAGTTCGATCTACCTGAACTTCGTGATTGCCGAGTTCTACCGGACCTACGCGCACAGCGGTGGGTTCACTGCGACGGATCAGATCGTAGACTTCGTGGTGGATGCGAATGGCGGTCTCTCGAGCGCGTTGGGCTACAAGACGTCGGGTGCCGGATCGATAACGGGCGGAACGTGGACGACGACGGACCCGTATGGCGGTTCGCCCGAGGCCCGCACGTCCACGATGGCGATCATCTTCAAGCCTGCGGCGGTGGTGAACCCGACTGCAAGCGGTTCGATCTATGCGCCGGATGAGGCGGCCACCTCGCCTCCTGATAGTCCGATCGCTGCACCTACGATAGCGGTCACTGGGTCCACTTCTGTCAGTGCTACGGTGTCTGGATGGGACGCCACTGCTGATTCGATCCATATCAATGCATCGCTGGTTACCGGGGGAGTTCCGGGTGCCTATTTCCTTGCGAAGACGGTTTCGGTGTCTGGCGTATCAATGCCGATCTCGGTCACCGGGCTTACTGCCGGGGCGACGTACCGGTTTACGTGGCACGTCTCGAGGAGCGGACAGAACAGCGTGGCCTCGAGCCAGGAGACGGCGAATATCACGCTGCAGGGGCTGTACTGCTACCTGTACGCGGACGTTTCCGCTCTTGGCGTGACCGGTGTTGATGCGCAGGTCTTCCGGCTTCCGACCGGAACAGAGCTTGCCGGCGCTTCGCTGGGGTCCGCTACGGGGCTGGCGTTCGATGCAACAGCGGTGAGTGGCCGTGCAAGGCTCAGGATTCCGATCGTTCAGCCATCGACCGGGGCATTGCTGGCGGCCAATGACACGGTTGCTGCGGTGGCCCGCAAGTCAGTCATCGGCGGGTCTGCGATCTGGACCCGGATCACGACAGACGCGAAGATCGCGGAGTCCTGATGCCGACCGGTAACTGGTTCACATCCCAGACATCGAGCGGAGAGACGGCGTGGGCTGATGTGTCGCTGGACAATCTGACGTCGGACCCGGCGAGCATCACGGTTGACCTTGCCTTCGACTTCGGCACGGCGATCCTGAAGTACAACGGGGTCGGCACTGCCGGGATACCTGCGGCTATCACGAATACCGCGTTGGTCACGTCGGTGACGAGCGAGTCGACTGCGGGCGGTGCGCTCGAGTTCATCCCGCTGGTTGTCGGGACGACGGACCTGACGATTGGCCCATACCTTGCTGGCGAGGCTGTCGTCGTTCCTCTGGCGGTGATCGACTCGAGGGGCAGCCTTCCTTCTGGCGTGGTGACTCGGCTGACTGCGGGTCTGATCCCTGATGTTCAGATCGGCGCAGCGCCGTTCACGTTCCAGGTTTTCGATCAGAGTGGGAATGCATTGCCGGGTGTTGTTCGGTCGAAGCGGCTGGAGATCGAGATCAGCCGGCCGGGGTACGTGAGTGCCGCGCATGCTGCGCTGAACGGCGTGATTTCCATCTGCCCTCGAGGGGTTGGGGTATCGACGGTGACGTTTGTCTACCACGATGCGACGTATGGCCGGCTGAGGATTTCGAGAACCATTGAGGTACTGCCATGACGTTTCTGGAGTTGGTGAACCGGTTGCATGTCGAGGCCGGCACGTCTGGCCAAACGCTGTCGACGGTGCTGGGGAGCCTGCCGTTCGAGAGTGCTCGGTTGAAGAAGTGGGTTCAGGATGCTTGGCGGGACATTCAGTCGCAGCAGCGATGGAACTTCCTGTTCAAGGAGGCGACGTTCACGATCCCGCAGTATGCGTCGGTGATCACGCCGCCTGAGTTCACTGCCGGCGAGGTTGCGGACTGGGAAGGCGAGACGGTGAGGATTGCGGCGTTCGGTGGCGCGAGGAAGGATAGCCAGCCGATGACGTGTGTCGATTACTTCGACTTCCGTGATGGCGATGGGGCGGATCCTACTCGCAGGGGTCGGCCGTCAACGATTGCAATCCACCCGAATTCAGAGACATTGTTGATCGCGCCATCGGCGGATGAGCAGTACACGCTGTTCTACGACTACTGGCGTGAGCCGCAGGAGTTGGACGACGACGATGACGTGCCGATCATGCCAGCGAGGTTTCATGACCTGATCATCTGGGAGGCTATCTCGCGGTATGGCGGGTATGAGGAGTCTGCCCCGGTCCTGAAGCGCTCGTACGAACGCGGGGCTCCATTGTGGGCAGCGCTGGCGCACGACCAGTTACCTCCACTCGGACTCAGAAGCCTTGTCTAAGAAAAGCCAGGTCGGGGTCCAGACGGAGTTCTTCGCGCCGCAGGGCGGGTTGGATATCGTCACTCCTCCATTCCTCGTTCGGAATGGTGCGGCAATCAGTGCGCTGAACTTCGAGGTCGACATCGAAGCGGGCTACTCGAGGATCGCGGGCTATGACCGGTACGTGAACGGATTGACGGCCTCGCAGCAGTTCGTTCGGTTGGCGACGGTAGTTGGCATTCCGGGTCACAACGCGGCCCTGTCCGGACAGATTCTGCGAGGGCTGACTTCTGGCGCGCAGATGACGTTTGTGGTGAAGGCGAGCGGATCGTCGACCGGGTTGGAGTTCCTGACGACTTACGGTGGCGATACTGCGGCCTATGTGTCCGAGGTGAGCGGAACGTTCGTCATTGGCGAGGAGGTCGAGGTTCTCGGCATGTCGCAGGGCGCGACGTACGTGATTGTGTCTCCGCCGACGGCCTTGCCGGGGGCCACGGCAGAAGAGCGCGCGGCCTCGAGGATCATTGCTGATGACGCGCTGAGAACGGCCTGGCACAGCCCCAGCGCGGAGTTGTCGACCGGGACGGCGTTCAACGAGGCCGAGAAGATCATGGGCCTGTTCGTGCTTGACGACAGGCCGGTGGCGATTCGCTACAGTTATTCGAGCGACGTCATGATCTTTCTGGAGCCATCAGAGACGCTCACGATCAGCGGCGTGCCGGTGCCGAATAACAAAAACTGGGTGGTGCGGAACATTGGGCTCCCGTCGAGCGGCGTGTACAACCCGTCGACCGAGAATGCGATCCGTGGGGCGAATGCGCAGTTTGAGTTCGTGGTCAACAACCTTGGCAGTAACGACGCGGTCGGGGCGCAGGTCGATCGCGCATTCGGGGTGTCCGGAACGTCTCGAGCGTTCATCTACTACAACGGCACGCTTGACTTCATCACGACCGGGATGGCGATCGACACGCCGAGTCATTTGGCGGTCCATGGGAATCGACTGTTCCTGTCGTTTGGATCGAGTCTTCAGTATTCTCAGGTCGGCGACCCGAAAAGCTGGACTCCGGTCCTCGGGGCCGGCGAGATCAATACCGGTGCGGCGATAACTGGCCTGATGTCCCTGACCGGCGAGAGCGAAGCGTCGGCTCTTCTGGTGTCCACGCAGGACCGGCTATTCATTCTGTACGGGGATTCGGACTCGACGTTCCAGTTGATTCCGTTCTCCGGGGATACGGGGGCGCTACCGGGTACGCTGCAATGGATGGGCAAGGCGCTCTTCCAGAATGCGTTCGGTCTGACGACGATGACTGCGTCACAGCAGTTCGGCGCATTCGAGAACTCGGTGTTCAGCGGGTCGGTGAAGCCGTTTGTTGATGCGCGCCGGAACAAGGCGGTTGCATCGATGCTTTGCAGGAACAAGAACCAGTACCGGATCTTCTTCGAGGACGGATCTGGACTGTACTGTTCATTCAGGAATGGCAAGCCCTCGGGAATTTTCCCGGTTCAGTTTCCGCATGTGGTGACCTGCGCGTGGTCGTGCATTGCGAAGGGAACCGGTCTGCTCGAGAAGGGAGAGGAACTGATGCTGGTCGGCACGGCTGACGGCGAGGTTCTGAGGCTTGATGTCGGCTGGTCGTTCAACGGTCAGGCGATCCCGTGGAACCTGAGACTTGCTTTCAACCACATGCGTTCGCCGAGGTTGCTGAAGCACTTCAAGCGGTCGGTTCTCGAGACGCAGACCGGCGGGTACGTGAAGCTACAGGTTGGGTACGACCTAGACTACCGGTCCGAAGAGCGCGACGTCACGCCTGATGCCTACATCTACAGTCCAGAGTCCGGGTCGAATCAGTATTGGCAGAACGCGGTCTGGAATCAGGGCCGGTATGACGTCACGACGACTGAGCCAAACACCGTGGACACGCCCGGATCGGGGGTGAATCTGTCGCTCAGGATGCAGGGCGACGACAAGACGACGCAACCGTTCACGATCACTGGGGCGATCATCCATTACGTCTTCCGTAGGCTGAAGCGGTGAACCGTGCGTTCACTTGCCCAGTTTCCGGGTACTGTTACAAATGAGCAAATGGGCAAACTATGGCCGATCCGAATCTTGAGTTGAACGCTGCCGTGATGCCGCAGCAGGGGATCCTGAACGGCGGGTCCAGCAACCTGGTGGGCGGCATGTATTCCGGCTCCACAACGCCAGGAACTACGTCCGGGAACATCAGCACCGGGAATCAGGGCCTGCAGACGGCGAACTACGGTACGGCTGGGTATCAGACTGCCGGGTATCAGACTGCAGATCCGTACCTTCGGACCGTTGATTCCAGTTCGGAAACCGTTCAGGGGCAGTTGAAGGGGATCCTCGACGAGGGTTCTCCGCTCATGGAGCGAGCACGGGCAAAGGCTCTCGAGGGCGCGAACAGTCGCGGTCTGCTGAACAGCACGATGGCGCTGAGGGCCGGCGAGACGGCGCTGTATGACTCGGCGATGCCGATTGCCACGCAGGATGCCAGCACGTATACGCAGGCGTCTCGAGACAATCAGGGCGTGCAGAATCAGGTCGCGCAGTTCAATGCCGGCGCGTACAACACAAATCAGCAATTCAACGCCGGGGCGTACAACACGAACCAGCAGTTCAATACCGGAGAGGCGAACACGACGAGTCGCTTCAATGCCGGAGAGGGCAACAAGCTCAACATCACGAACATTGGCGAGGCCGGGGCGACCGCTCGAGCGAATGCACAGAATGCGACGACGCTGCAGTCGACGCAGATGACGAATGAGAACCGGATTCAGGTTGCTCAGCTTGATGCCGAGAATCGGATTGCGCTTGAAAACATCTCGTCAAATAACCGGGCTCTGATTCAGGGGAGCGCAAACGCGGGGCAGATTTACTCGCAGATGCAGGCGAACATCTCGAACATTCAGCGGGATCCAAACCTGACCGAAGACGCGAAGCGTGCGGCGATTCAGCAGGAGATTGATGCGGGCCAGGCAGGGATGGTGATTGCCGGCAGAGTGGCGAACGTTGACTTTGGCGACGGGTTGAACTGGAACGCTGCTCGAGAGTCTGCTGCGGTGAACACGGCGGCTCCTGCGCCCGCGCCGGCCCCTGGCGCTGCTCCATCTCCCGGCAGCGCCGCTCCAGCCCCATCTTCGCCCGGATACACCGGGGGGATAACGACCGGCGATGGTTAATCTTGCTGTTGAAACG